CATATAACAATTCAAGAAGTTCTTGAAATGCCCGTTAGCCATTATAATCTTTGGTTAGCTTACTTGAAAAAAGAACAAGATCAGTATAATAATCAAAAGAAACTATCAGAAGCAAAAAGGTTTAAAACATAATGGCAACCCAAAAACTCCAAATAGATGTAATAGCAAAAGACCTTACAAAAAGAACCTTTGGTAGTTTACAGGGAGCATTAGGAAGATTAAAAAAATCAGTATTTAGTTTGCAGAGTGCTTTTGTAGGATTAGGTGCTGGATTAGTTGCTAGAAATTTAGTGCAAACAGGAAAAGATATAGAAAATTTAAGAGTTAGATTAAAATTTTTATTAAAAAATACAGAGGAAGGAACAAAAGCTTTTGACAATATGGCAAAATTTGCTTCTAAAGTACCTTTTTCTTTAGAAGAAATCTCACAGGGTTCAGGAATATTAGCAACAGTAACAGATAACGCAGATGATCTACAAAATATGTTGGAGATCACAGGGAATGTAGCGGCAACAACAGGATTAGATTTTAGAACTGCGGCAGAACAAATACAAAGATCATTCTCTGCTGGTATTGGTGCGGCTGATTTATTTAGAGAAAAAGGTGTAAGAAATATGCTCGGCTTCAAAGCTGGTGCAACAGTTTCTATAGAAGAAACAGTAAAAGCTTTTGAAAAAGTATTTGGTAAAGGTGGAAGATTTGGAAGTGCAACAGATGAGTTAGCTGGTACCTTTGAAGGAACTTTATCAATGATAGGTGATAAAATTTTTACATTTAAAAAAACATTATTACAAGCTGGATTTTTTGAAGAACTTAAAAATCAATTTGGAGATTTAGATAAATTTTTAGCAGAGAACGCAAAACAAATTGAAGATATTGCAATCGCAGTAGGAAAAAATTTAGCAAACGCAGTTGTTGGTGCTGTGAAACTTGGAAAAGATTTAGTGCCATTTTTAATTAGAGTAAAAGACTCTTTTGTAGGTTTAGTAGAAACTTTTAACTCATTACCAGCAGTAATAAAACAAGCTGGAATTTTTGGTGCATTTATGCTGGGTAAAAAAGGTTTTATAGGTTTAGCATTAATTTTAAAAGCTATTGAAAAAGCAGAAGCATTTGGTGAAAAGTTTGGAAAAAAACCTTTAATACAATTTCCTGAAATTCAACCTTTTGAAAGTGAATTGTCAATACCAATAAAAGTAGAACCAATAAAAAAAGTAAATAAAGAAATTGAATTTAGTAATCAAATTTTAAGAAACTTTGAACATGAAATGTCAGTTAAAATTCCATCAGCTACAGAAAAAGCTATGGAAAGATTTAAAGAATTAAATTCAGACGCATTACAAAATTTAAAAAACAAAACATTAGATATTAGAAACATTATAGTAGATACAGTTGATAGTGGTATTAAAAGTATGTCAAGAGGATTAGCAGAAGCAGTAATATTAGGAAAAAGTTTGAAAGACACTTTTAAAAGTATTGCACAAACTTTGGCAATAAATGTTTTAAGTGCTATTATAGAAATAATTGCTAGAAAAGGTGCTGAACTATTAATTGAAAAAATGATTACAAGAGAAAAACAAAAACAAGCCGCACTTAGCACAGCATCTATGTTTAGCGGGTTTGGTGGTTTCTTTGGTGGCTTATTAGGATTTGAAAAAGGTGGTGCAGTTGCAAAAGGTCAACCAGTTCTTGTGGGTGAAAGAGGTGCTGAGATGTTTGTGCCAAACCAAACAGGACAGATTACTCAATCTGCAAGAGGAACTGGCGGTGGTGCAGTAAATGTTAATTTTAATATAAACACAGTAGACGCTTCTGGTTTTGAGGACTTACTATTTAGATCAAGAGGTGCTATATCATCATTAATTAACCAAGCAGTAAATGAACAAGGTAGAGGCTCAGTAATATAATGTCAGGTGCTTTTCCAATATCTACATCTAAATTCTCTACAATGGGAATTAGATCAACACAAAATACAATTATTTCAGTAACAGATAGTGGTAAAAAATTATCAAGACAAATTGATGGTCAAAGATTTGGTTTTACAGCTAAAATTATTACAGCAAAACGATCAGATGTTTATGGAGAACTTATGGCTTTTATAATGAAACAAAGATCATCAAAAGAAAATTTTACAATAATCCCACCAGAACTAGAGGATGCAAGAGGTAATGTAAGTGGAACTGTACTTGTAAATGGAGTCCACGCTGTCGGAGACACTACAATAGATATTGATGGTATGACAGGCTCATTAAAAGCTGGTGATTTTGTAAGTTTTGCTTCACATTCTAAAGTTTATATGGTTGTTGCAGATGCAACCGCAGACGGGTCAAACGAAGCAACAATTACAATAGAACCACCATTAATAAATGCTTTAGCTAATAATGAAGCGGTTACTTATGATAATGTTTCATTTACTGTTTATTTAACTAATGATGTTCAAGAATTTGGTGCTGTAGGTTCTGACTCACAAGGTAAATTATTATACCAGTTTGAATTAGATGTTGAAGAAGCACTTTAATGAATAAATATAAAATTACTCATTACATAAATGCAGATTTTGTTGCCGAAGCTATTGTTACAGAAGATCAAATAAATACTAACACTAACGATCTAAAAGACTATAAGAAACCTGATAGCAAATTTAATTTTACTATGTTAAAAGGTTCAGAAAAAGTAATTAGAACAATTTACGAGGAACATGACAAGAAGCCTAACAACAGCAATAAAAAATCAATTAGCAACAAATGATATTAGACCCGTACACCTTATTACCATTGGTTTCAGCACTCCTGTTAATATTACTGATTGTTCTTTTTCATTAACGTCATCTGTATCTGGTTCATCAGTTACTTACTCTGCAAGTGATTTTATTTTAGGAATATCTAATTTTGATGAACAAGTTGACGTTACAAAAGGCACATTAAATCTTACACTATCAGGTGCTAATACAACTTTTATATCAGTAGTATTAAATGAAAATGTAATCAATGATGAAGTTACTATATTTAGAGGTATATTAAATAGTAGTAATGCTCTTATTGCAGACCCTATTTTTTTATATAAAGGTAAAATAGACGGATTTGATATAAACGAAAATAATCAATCAAGTGTTGTAAATCTTAAAATAGTTTCTCATTGGGCTGATTTTGATAAAGAGTCTGGTAGAAGAACTAACAATATTTCACAACAAAGATTTTTTAGTTCAGATGTAGGTTTTGATTTTGCATCAGAAATGGTTCAAGACATTAAATGGGGTAAAGGATAATGCAAGATGTAATTTCATTATTTAGATATTTTAAACAATATAATCATTTATCAGAAGATGATTTAAAAAATAATTTAATACCTTGCCAAAAATTAAACCAATCAAAAAAACATTATAATAATAAAAAACTTATTGGTTATACAAATTGGGCATTTTTATCAGACAAAGATTCTAAACATTTTGTAAATACAGGAGATTTAACTAACTGGAACTCTGGTGATAATCTATGGCACATAGATACAGTTTGCATTGAAGATTTAAAAAGAGTTATGTCGTGGACAAAAAGTTATTTTACAAAAAAATTTGGGGTTGGAAAAACTATAAATTGGATAAGAACAGACCAGAAAAGAATTACTAAGTATTTAAAAGTTAAAACAAAAAGAAGTTGGTTATGGGAAGAATAATTAAAAGGATTATAAAACCAGTAACAAGAGTTGTAAAAAAAGTTGTAAAAACTGCTGTTAATGTTGTTCAATCTGCTGTTTCATGGTTGACACCATCTTTTCCGTCTTTTCCTGATAGTTCTTTTGGAGATACACCCATTGATTCTTATGAACAAGGTATTTTATTAAACAAAAGATCAAATGATGCTGGAATACCAGTTATTTACGGAGAAAGACTTGTTGGTGGTACACAAATTTTTTTACAAACTTCTGGGTCTAGTAATTTTTATTTGTATATGGCTCTTGTTTTAGGAGAGGGTGAGATAAACTCAGTAGAGCAAATATTTATTGATGATAAATTAGTTACTTGGTCAGGTTCACTAACACATGGTACTGAAAGATTAAACGCTACATCAGATAATAATTTTACTTTTAAAAATCGTGCTGGTCAGTTTCCGTTGGTAAAAGTACAATGTTTTATGGGTAAAGACGATCAAGTATCATCTTCATTATTATCTGAGGTATCTGGTTGGGGTTCAAATCATAGACTAAGAGGTGTAGCATATCTAGCACTTAGATTTGAATTTAGACAAGATAAATTTAGTTCAATTCCATCTGTTAAAGCAAAAATAAAAGGTAAAAAAATTGTAACTTTGAATTCATCATTAGTTGAGTCAAGCCCAACGTATTCTACAAATCCAGCATTTTGTATTTTAGATTATTTAAGAAATGAAAGATACGGAAAAGGATTAGCAACATCTGATATTGATTTACAAAGTTTTAGAGATGCCTCTGTAGTTTGTGATACACAAGTAACGCCATTTTCAGGTGCAAGTACTATAAATTTATTTGATACTAATTATGTTTTAGATACAAGGAGAAAAGTTATAGATAATTTAAGACAGCTTATTAAAGGTTGCAGAGGTTATCTTCCATATACACAAGGTAAATATAAATTAATTATTGAAACTACTGGTTCAGCTTCAATAACTTTAACAGAAGATAATATCATTGGTGGATATGTTTTATCAAGTCCAAATAAAAATACAAAATTTAATAGAGTTATTGTATCTTATGTAAATAGTGCTAGGAGTTTTCAAGTCGATCAAGCACAATTTCCACCGATTGATGATTCAAGTTTATCAAGTTCAGATCAGCACGCAAATATGAAAACTGCTGATGGTGGTATTTTATTAGAACATAGAGCAGATTTTCCAACATTAACTTCAACTTATCAAGCAGAAGAAATGGCAGAAATTATCTTAAGAAGATCAAGAGAATCTTTATTACTTAAATTAAATTGTGATTTTACAGCTTATGATTTAGCGATTGGAGATATTGTAGGAATTACATATTCTTCACTTGGATTTTCAGGTAAAGATTTTAGAGTTTTATCAATTACATTCAATGAAGATTTTACAATAGGTCTTACTTTAGTAGAGCATCAAAACTCACATTATACTTTTGCAAGTAAAACTCAGGTATCATCAACACCAACCACTACATTACCAAATCCATTTACAACTATTGATTTATCAGAAGTAACTAACTTTATGACATTATCAGATAGTATTGTTGAATATAATGATGGAATAGTAATTGCTAAATTAACTATTGATTTATTATTATTAGATCAATCACAAGGTTTTGCGGGTGATGGTTCACCTTTACCACCACCAGATAATTTTTTTGATTATTTTGAAGTTGAGTTTTCAGAAGATGGAGTAAATTTCACTACAGTTGGTACAGGCAGACAATCAAGATTTGAAGTATTAAATGTTAAAGATGGCACTACATATACTGTAAGAGTTAGATATGTAAATACAACAGGAACAAGGTCAGATGATATTACAGCAACACATACAGTAGTAGGTTTATCTGCTCCACCAAGTAATGTTGAAAATTTTTCTATAAATGTTGTAGGAGATCAAGCTATATTAACTTTTGACCCTGTACCAGATTTAGATTTATCTCACTATGTTATCAAACATAATCCTAATACTACAGGAGCAACATTTATAAATTCAAAAACCATAATAAGTAAAATTGCAAGACCAGCCACAACGGCAACTGTAGCATATCAAAAAGGAACTTATTTAATCCGTGCGGAAGACAAATTTGGAAATCAATCTATTTTAGAAACTTTAATTGTTTCAGATATAGAACCTAGTCAATTTACAACAGAAACGACTATAAATGAACACACAGGATTTACAGGAACTAAATCAAGCGTAGAAATTGTTGCAAAGGATTCAGTAAATCATATAGGTCTTACTGCAACTGGAACATTAGGAAATCCATCATCTTCTGTACCAAGTACAGGCACTTATGATTTTGCAAACACAATAACACTTCCAGCTATATTTAATGCTAAATTTGATTCTAATGTACAACAAACAGTAGAGAATGTTGCAGAATTTATTGATACTGGTCGTCCAAATAGTTCAACAAATATTGATTCAGGAAGCCCAGACCCATTTGACGGAAAGACAGTTCAAAATAGTAATACAATATTACAAATATCAAAAAGTGATGATAATGTAACTTTTAGTTCATTTCAAAATTTTACAACTGGACAGTTTAGAGGTAGATTTTTTAAATTTAGAGTTTTATTCACATCATCAGATCAAGACAGCAGAACCTTAGTAAATACTTTATCAGTTACAGCAAGTTTAAGAGAATTAGTAGAATCTGGTTCTGATATAGCAAGTGGTACTGGTGGAAAAGCTGTTACATACACCAATACTTTTAGATTTAATCCATCAATAACTGTTAGTGGTCAAAATATGGCAACAGGAGATTTTTTCACAATTACAAATAAAAGTACAACAGGATTTACTATTGAGTTTTTTAACTCATCTGGTACAAGCATAAACAGAACATTTGATTTTACTTCAAGAGGAATAGGATAATATATGGCACAAGTATCAGCAATAGAGATCTCGAATCAGACCTTTGCCACCTTTAGGACAACACTAAATAGTAGTCTTACAGCTTTAAATACAGGTCATTTAGGTTCATCAAGACCAGCATCAGCCGCCGCAGGAACTATTTGGCTTGATAACTCTGCAACTAATACAATAGCCATGAAATTATTTGACGGATCAGATGATCTAACTTTATTCTCAGTAAATACATCAACAAACGCAATAACATTACCAAGTGGAGTTTCTATAACAGAGTCAGACCCATCAGCAATACCTTTTGCGATAGCTTTAGGGAGTTAATATATGGCAAATAATTTTAGTGATGCACAAGTTAGTTTAGCAAACGCAAACTTAACAGATATTTTTACAGCAAGTAATAAATCTTTAGTAATTGCTGGTACTATTTCAAACACAGGTGCTACAGCTATAAATGTGGCACTAAAAAAATTTGATAATTCTGCATCTGCTGGAAAATTTATATTTAAAGATTTACCCTTGCCTGTGGGTTCATCAATCGAATTACCAAAAATAGTTTTACAATCATCAGATAAAATTCAAGCACAATCAGATAATTCAAGTGGAAATGCTGATGTCCACTTACAACTATTAACAGATGTATCATAGGGGGGTTTAATGGCTTCTTCTTACCTAGGAAATTTACCCTCAAATAATTTCGTTTCTTTAAAACGTCAAGTTATAACTGGCAACAATGGATCTACATATACTTTAGATCATTCTGTTGCATCAGTTAATGATGTTGCAATTTTTGTAAATAATGTAAGGCAAGATCCAGCATCTTATTCAATATCTGGAACTGCTTTAACTTTAGGTGGCACAATATCAAGCTCAGATAGTTGCTATGTAATTTTCTTAGGACAAGCTTTACAAACTGTAACTCCAGATGCAAATACAATTACAAATGCTATGCTTGGAGAAACTATTACAGTTTCTAAAGGTGGAACTGGTCTAACATCTGGTTTTGCAAATGGAGTTACTATGGTAGACCAATGGAGATTAACTTCAAGCTTTACTGGTAATGCAGTTCCTATAGCATCCAATTGGGAAAGAAACGATACATCACCAGCAGTTGGTTCCTCAGGTTCGTATAGTTCTTCAATGAGTGAAAGCTCTGGTATATTTAGTTTTCCAAGCACAGGAATTTATCATGTGCAATTTCATGGAACATATAGTTTAAGTAGTAATACAAGATTTATTGCACAGAAAATAGAAGTGACAGAAAATAATTCATCTTTTTCAGTAGATGTTTTAACTTATACATCTATTGACCAAGTAGATGGTGGACAAACTTTTTCAAGTGCAGATGCAGATATAGTTTTAGATATAACAGATATATCAAATCAAAAAGTTAGATTTACAGTAGAGCCTCAAACTTCTGCTACACAAACAACAGGTGAAACCAGCCAAGACAGCACTTATGTTCGTTTCATAAGATTAGGAGATACATAAAATGAATGATAGAGATTGGTTAAATAGAGCATTAGCATCAATGCACACAGGTCAATGGTTTGGTTGGAAAAAAGACTGGACTGGTGAACATAGAATGTCTTATGAAAATATTATTGTACATGACAGTTCAATTACAAAACCCACCGAAGCAGAAGTAAATGCAAAGATACAAGAATTAAAAGATGAAGATGCACAAAAAGAAACAGATGCATCAACAGGTAAACAAAAATTAAAAGATCTCGGACTTACAGATGCAGAGATTAAGGCATTGATAGGAGCATAGATGGCAATAACTAGAATAGGTAACCCAGCAATCGCAGATGTCAGAGGCATTAATTTTAGGAATATAATAATTAACGGCGATCAATCTATTGCTCAAAGATCAACTTCAACATCAAGTGCAAATACATCAGCATATCATTGCACTGATAGATGGAATAATGTTGGCATGAGTATTGGAACTTGGACAATATCTCAAAGCACAGAGGTACCAACTGGTCAAGGTTTTGCAAAATCATTAAAATACGATTGTACGACTGCTGAAGCATCCCCTAGTGCTGGAGATCAATTACATTTATCACAAAGAATTGAGGGAAAAAATTTACAATATTTAAAAAAAGGAACTTCAAGTGCTGAAAGTTTAACTTTAAGTTTTTGGGTTAAAACAAATAAAACTGGAACTTATCAAGTAAATTTAAGAGATAAAG